AGTGCCGTTGCTGGCCCGTCACCCCTTACGCCTCCTGCTAGGAATGGAGGAAACGGCCCGTCCAATAATTACGAAACTGGAACCTCGCAAAATTATGGCGGTGGTGGAGGCGGCGGTGGTGGGGCGAACGGCGCTCCCGGTGGTTCTCGCCCGCCTGGTGGAACTGGCGGGAGTTCCGGTGGTGGGGCGGGCGGGGCTGGTGGAAACCGACCAGAACCCTCAAAGGCTAATCCTCCTACTTCTGGTATCCCAGGAACCCCTGGTTCGGTAAATACGGGTGGCGGCGGCGGCGGTGGCGGGCAAGGACTGGAAGATACTCCTGGGCCTTTCAGTTCTCCTGGTGGAACGGGAGGGTCTGGTGTTGTTATTGTTCGATTCCCCGACACCCAATTCAAAACGAGTTGATTATGGCTCATTTCGCTGAACTAGACGACAACAATATTGTTACCCGCGTTATTGTCATTTCTAATGACGACATAAAAAATGCAGAAGGAACCGACGACGAAAACATTGGCATCGAATTGTGCAAACAAATCGCTGGCAGTAACAATTGGGTTCAAACTTCCTACAACAACAATTTTAGAAAACAGTTTGGGCAACCAGGATTTCTTTACGACAAAACAAACAATGTTTTTATCTCGCCACAACCTGCTTCCTGGTTTTATCTAAACGACAACTTCGATTGGGTGTGCGACGAAAACATAAACCCAACAAACGGATTGCCATTTACAAGCGACGAATTGCTGCTTAGAGAACTAAACATCAGAGTTGGTCAACCAATTCTTCCTGAGGAGTTGCTCAATGGCTAACTTGACTTACCAAAAAATTGTTTGCCCCCACACATACTATGCCGATAACCCGAATCGAAAAGTTTGGCGCATCGTAATGTCTGATGATTTATCGCAAATTGGGTTTGCTGATTTTTTTGTGGAGAATAACTGGTCGCATTTTCTTGTATTTAGCGTTGCCGAAAGTGTCCGCAACACGAGCATGATTATTGACTTCATTAGGAATGTTTATCAGATTGTCGATGAACCATCATCGTTCTGGTGGAATACCCCTCCTGTTATGGAGCAGTATCTTGATATGATTTGTGTGGAGCGTCCTGATATGACGTTCGCCGCTGGTGGGGCAATTAGCAAGGTTTTGCGTAGCAATCCAAGTTAGGAGAGAATAGTGACAACGTACACCGACCGTCCGCTGGTGTTGCGAGAACTGTTCGACGACGCGACACACCAACAGATCGTGTCGTTTCTAGACACTTACATTCCGATGATGCCGGTCTCCGTTGACCTGACAAAGTTCAACCGCACCTACGCACACAACGTCGGTTTCTTCCGCAATATCCACCTACAACTAGCCGACTACGCAGCAGAGTTGTTTGGTGAAAAAGTCAAACCGGCATACAACTTTCTGTCGATGTACAACAAGGGCGGCCAATGCCCGCTTCACATTGACCGCCCTCAATGCCGTTACACGATTGACTATTTGATTCGTCAGGATCAGTCGGAACCGTGGCCGATTCGTGTCGGCCCACAAATGCCCGATGAAGAACGCGATGCGATCACCATGCCGAACCCTTCAACCAAGACGGAAATCAAACAGGTCGTAGACAGCGTGGATTGGACAGAAGTACACCTCCATCCGAACGACGCCGTATGCTACTCCGGCACAAACGCATGGCATTACAGGCCCACCAAATCAAAAGGCAAAGCAGACCTCGTGTTCTTTCACTTCGTTCCGGAGGCGTTCAATGGCCCGCTCGACTAAACCGAAAATCATTATTCCCGAAATAAAAAAGCCTGATCCGACAAAAGGTGCTGGTGGTTGGCCGCTTGTCGTCGATCATGTTGAGGAATGGGCGTGGCGTACCGAAGTATTCAACGACGCTGAACTGGATGCGATCATCAACATTGGCACCGACGCCGAAATGGTGAAGGCATCTACGTTTGGGCCGCAAGACGACAAGAACCGCAACAGTTTCGTGCAGTTCCTATTTCCCAACGAAATCACCAACTGGATTTTCGCTCGTCTTGCCGGAGTGATCTACCAAATGAACGAACAGTTCTTTCACTTCGATCTGCACGGCATGGATCAAGGGTTGCAATTCACCCGGTACACGGCACCCGGCCAACACTACGACTGGCACAAAGACTCCGGGTTCGGCACAGCCACCCGCAAACTGTCTGTTGTCGTTCAACTGTCCGACCCGAAGGACTACAAGGGCGGCGACTTGCAGTTCAAGTTCGGACGCACCGATACCACCGTCCCCAAGCAGCGTGGCCTGGTGACCATGTTTCCGTCGTATACTTTGCATCGAGTCAAGCCGGTTACGCAGGGAACTCGTTACAGCCTAGTTGCATGGGTTAGTGGGCCTTCCTTTAAGTGATTTCAGTAATCACACCCAGTTACAAAACTCCACCGGAGGTTTTGGCGCGGACGTGGGCATCCTTGAAAGCACAAACCTTTACGGATTGGGAATGGGTGGTTTGGGACGACACACCTAATTCATTTGAGGTTTGGCGACAGTTGTATGGTTACGCAGCTGACGAACGGTATCAAGTTTCCATTCACAAGTCGCATATTCACTCAGGTTCAATTGGCCAACTTAAACGGCGGGCATCTATGGTTTCCGAGGGAAACATCATTGTTGAGCTCGACCATGACGATGAGTTGACCCCGAATTGTTTGGCTGAGGTATGGGCGGCGTTTGATAATCCACAGGTTGGGTTTGTTTATTCCGACTGGTGTGAGATTCTTCCAAACGGATTATCGGGCCGGTATCCCCAAGGCTGGGCCTTTGGTTACGGCTCCGATTATTGGTCGGACGATTATGGATGTTGGGTCATGTCCGCACCACCAATTAACTCAACCACTATTCGGCATATTGTGTCTGCACCCAACCACGTTCGCGCCTGGCGAGCTGACGTGTACAGGAGTTTGAATGGTCACAATCCTAAGTGGACTATTGCTGATGATTATGATCTGTGCGTCCGCACGTTCTTAGAAACACGGATGGTTCATATTCCCCAGCTGTTGTATAAACAGCACATTGGAGGGCATACTGCACAACGCCAGCAGAATGATCTGATCCAGCGCAATGTTGCGGAAATTGCAAGTTTTTATGATAAAAACATCGCAGCCCGGTGTGAAGAACTTGGGCTTGACTAGGAGGAACCATGGCTACCCAGAACATCGACCCCGACAAGATTGTTGAAAGTTTGATGCAGACCATTGCCCAGCAGGCCCAGCAGATTGCTATGTTGCAGGCAATTGTTCAACAGGCTGTCGTTTCGGATGAAACCGAAACAACCGAAGTTTCGGATGAGTGAACCCCAGCCAATTAAGAAAATTCTTGCCGCTAACGCCAACCATTCACGGGCGGTAGCGAGGCAGCAACAATTCTGCCAGTTAATCCAGGCAAACGTTGATTTACAGGAAGCCCTCAAAATTGTGGGGGTCACCTACGAGGCGTATCGTCAGTGGCGCAAACGAGATAAACGGTTCGCCGCCGAAGTTGATCGCATTCGGGCCCGTGAGGCGTCAGAGGCTGGCGAGTACAACGGCACACATGCCTCATTTGCCAAAGAGTTTTTTGGCATGGAGTACTCATGGTTTCAGTTGGTGTTTCTTCAGGAGCTAGAACAACTTCCACCTGGAAACATCCTGATGGCGCTATGGCCACCCGAGCACGGCAAAACGACAACGTACGAAAACTACGTATCCGAGATGGTGGCTCTGCACCCTGATCGGCGGCAGACCGTAGCTTCGGAAAACCAGATGATTGCTCGCAAGATCATCGGTCGTGTTAAAGCCCGCATGGAGCCGGGAGGCCCATACCCTCGATACGTCGAGCGATGGGGACCCTTTCGGCCCCCTGTAGGTCTTGGCCAGGGCAAAGTGTCCCAGCCGTGGGGTGCCGACTATTTCAACGTGTACAAGAAGTCGACCCACGACGAGCGCGACTACACCATGATGGCACTAGGTGTTGGGTCTTCTATCGTCTCAACCCGCACCGACCACCTACATATTGATGACATTCAGTCCGTTAAGACAGCCAGCCAAACCAACAAGATTGAGGATTGGTTTCGCCAGGATGCATTGACCCGCCCGGGTGAGCATGGTATTACCACCATCGCTGGCACTCGAGTTCACGAAGACGATATTTACAGCCGCCTTGCTGAAGACGAAGCTCTCGACGGGATCCTCAAAGTCATTCGGTTTAAAGCCATCATGACCGACTATGACACCGGGGAAGAAAAACCTCTGTGGCCTGAACGGTATACCCTGGAGATGCTTGACCGCCAGCGTCGCAAGGTGGGACAGGAAGCCTGGGACCGCAACTACATGCAGTCGCCGGGGTCCTCGAATGCCAACCGCACATTTACGGACGAAATGGTGGACGGTTGTTTGAACCCACTCATGTCGCTGACTCACGACATTCCGATGGACTCCATTGTGTACATCGGCCTAGATCCCGCCCTGGGCTCAAACAACTGCGTTATTGCTTGCGAAGTATCTCCGGAAGGTCAACTAATTATCCGAAGGATCAGGGAAGACGTAGGTTTTAGGCGCAACGAACAGATTATGCAGGCCTTGAACTCAGTGGTCATGTCGTGCAATTTGACCGGGCGGGTAACCGA